ATGCCATCGCGGCAAAGCTGGGCATGGTGGACCGGAGCAGCCATGAGGACGCGCTGCACGAGCTGGTGCAGGGGCTGACAGGCAAAGCTTCCGTCAAGGATCTGACACATTCCGAGGCGCTGGAGGTCCTCACGGAACTACGCCGACGCAGCGCACCGGCCGCTCCAAAGGAAAAACGGGCGCGGAAATATGATGAAACACCGGGCGGCGTCAGCGCGGCGCAGCAGAAAAAAGTGTGGTACCTCATGTTTCAACTTGAAAAGTTCGACCCGGCACCGGAGGGCGTGCAGCTGCGTGACCGTCTGTGCGGCCTGATCACCAAACAGTTCAAGGTAACGAGTTTTCCTGCTCAACCGTTTCGGTTTCTAACTTTCGAACAGGGCGGCGTACTGATCGAGGGGCTCAAAAGCCTGACACAGCGCAAGGAAATGGAGTATCTGCACAGCGCTCGGTACCACCGTGAACAGGAGGCGGCTTCAAATGCGGAATGAGCTGCTGAACCACCTGCAGCTGGATGATTTAAAGGGTGAGGCGCACGAACTTGCGGAAACCATCGGTATGGACGCCTTCCGTCGGCTGGTGGATGTGTACGGCGGCACCGGGCGGGTATACATCCCGCAGGCGGATACGCTGCTCATTCCCATCCGGGACAGGCTGATCCGGGAGGAATACAACGGATATAACGTGTACGAGCTTTGTAAAAAATGGGACCTGGGCGAAAGTATGGTCCGCACGATCATTCG